AAGCACATTGCTGCAACGACTGTTTGCGTAGCGCCGGGGTGGTGCCAAAATATCCGGCCGATAGCAAAGACTCGTCGTGGTTTTGCAATGTTTGCGGGCATTACGGAATAGGCTCGCTGGCAGAGTGCCAAGTCGGGGACTGGCTTACGTTGCACCCGCTGCGGGTTTGTCCGTAATTAATGCTTTGCGCCGGTATTGCCGGTATTCGTTCCGGTATTCGTGCCGGTATTTGCACAAGACGGCCGAAAAGGTATCTAATTCCGGTACTTCGGCATCGGGAGGCGTCATGGGCTGCAAAAAGCGTAAGGGCGGCGGCACCCGCCGGAAGTAAATGGCTATCCGCGACGTGCTCGGAGCGGCACTGGCGCTCAAGGAATCATTCGATCAGCTCGAAAGCCTGCAGGCGCAGAAGGCGGGGATCAATGCGCAGCGCGACGCTGTGCAGGCGCAGATCGACGCGGTTCAGATTGTCGTGGACGAACGCAAGGCGGCGCTGAAGACGGCCGCCGCTACGCTATAGGTGCGCCCGTGGCTGAGCGGATGCGCAAAACCCACCAGGACGATGTGCGGGCGAAAATCAAGGTTTCCAACCTGATAACCCGCCTGCACAAGTACGCCGATGGTGAGCTTTCAGACGAAGACATCAGTCCCAATAGGTTGAATGCTATCAAAATCTTACTTGCCAAGGCTTTGCCTGATCTATCACAGGTGAGCATCACAGGTGAGAACGGCGGCCCCTTGGTGGTGACGTGGGAAAGCCCGAAAGACTCGCAGTAATACCCTACGCGCCGCGGCGACAGTTCGCGGCGTTTCACAACCGGCCGCACCGTTGGGCCATCATTGTCGCGCATCGTCGTGCCGGCAAGACTGTTGCCACACTGAACGACCTGATCAAGCGCGCCCTCGTTGGGCCGCGCGAAGCGCGCTACGCCTTCGTGGCGCCGTACTACGTCCAGGCCAAAGACATCGCGTGGGCATACGTCAAGAAATACGTCGCGCCCGTGTTTGACGTTGCCGGCGGGCAGGCCAACGATTCCGAACTGCGGGTGACACTCCCCAATGCGGCATCCATCCGCCTGTACGGAGCGGACAACTACGACCGCATGCGCGGCATCGGCCTGCACGGCGCCGCCCTGGACGAGTTCGCGGACTTCCCGCCTGCAGCATGGCCGGAAGTGATCCGCCCGGCGCTATCCGATCACCAGGGCTGGGCCACGATCATCGGCACTCCCAAGGGGCACAACGCTTTCTATGACATGTGGCAGGCCGCGGAGTCGGACCCGGCTTGGTTCCGACTTGCCTTGAAGGCGTCCGAAACAGGCATCCTGCCCGCCGAGGAACTCGCGGCTGCGCGCCGCGACATGAGCGAGGATCAGTATGCGCAGGAGTACGAGTGTTCCTTCGAGGCGGCTATTCTTGGTGCATACTTCGCCAAAGAGCTTGCCGCAGCCGAAGCCGATGGCCGAATCACCGATGTCGCTTACGATCCGCGCCTGCCTGTTCATTGCGCTTGGGACTTGGGCATCGGCGATAGCACTGCAATATGGTTTGCTCAAGCGCATGGAAACACTGTGCGCATCATCGACCACTACGAATCCTCCGGCGTCGGACTAGATCACTACGTGCGGGTGCTTCGCGAAAAGCCCTACACCTATGCGGATCAGCTCCTGCCGCACGATGCGGACGTGAAGGAACTAGGCAGCGGGCGCACGCGCATCGAGACGCTCGCATCGTTGGGACTCACGAAGACTCGCGTGCTCCCGGCGCGCAGCGTCGACGAAGGCATCCATGCCGCGCGGATGCTCCTGCCGCGCTGCTGGTTCGACCGGCGCAAGTGCAAGTCCGGGATCGAGGCGCTCAAGATGTACCAGGCCGAGTATGACGAGAAAATGAAGACGCTCAAGCCGCGGCCGTTGCACAACTGGGCCAGCCACAGCAGCGACGCCTTCCGCTACTTGGCTATGGGCCTGCGCGAGACGACGAAGAAGCCGGACCCGATCAAGTATCCACAGCTAGGGATCGCATGAGCCTGGACGTACACCTTAAACGCATCGCCGATCAACTCTCCGAACTCCTCAACATCGTCAAGGAAATCCATCATGGCAAGCCGGCGACAGTCAGACCCGAACAAAACGCCGATCCTGTCCCTGATCGAGGAGGAGGAACGGCTAGCCGAATCGAGCCTGCAAAGCGACCGAGAGGACGCCCTAGAAAGATACCGCGGGGAGACTTACGGCGATGAGGTAGAAGGCCGGTCGCAAGTCGTCTCGCACGACGTTGCGGATGTCATCAACTGGATGATGCCGCAACTCGTCAAGCTGTTCCTGAGCGGCGATGAAATCGTGTCCTTCTCGCCCACTGGTCCGGAGGACGTGCCGCAGGCCGAACAGGAAACCGCGTTCCTGAACCACGTCTTGCTTGAGAAGAACCCGTCGGCGTTCAACACGCTGTACGGGTGGATGCTCGACGGCCTGACGCAGAAAAACGGCTACGCAAAAGCCTGGTGGGACGAGTCCGAGGACACCAAGGAGGAAGAATACGAAGGCTTGACCGAGATCGAGCTGCAGATGCTAGCCGCCGATCCGACGTTCGAGGTGACGGAAGTCGAACCGGACGAGGAGGAAGGCACGATCGAAGTCAAGGGCAAGCGCACCAAACGCTACGGCTGCGTGCGCTATGCCGGCGTGCCTCCGGAGAACGTCATCGTCTCCGCGCGCAGCACGTCCGTTCGGCCGGGTGATGCGGACTTCGTGGAACATTGGGAGTTCAAGTCGATCTCGGAGCTACGCGCAGAGGGCTACGATGTAGATGATGACATCGGCGACACGGACGAAGGCTACGACGGCGAAGCTACCACGCGCGACCGCTACGGTTCTGCCGACGAGAACGACCGGCCGGCGGAACTGCGCCGCGTCAAGGTGCGCGAGTGCTGGCTCAACTACGACGAAGACGGCGACGGCATCGCCGAACTGCGCCACGTTGTCGTCATCGGCACGACGATCCTTGAGAACGAACCGGCGGACATCATCCCGCTGGCGGCGTGGACACCGTACATCGAGGCGCACCAGCACGTCGGCCAGTCCGTTGCTGATCAGATCATGGACCTGCAGCGCATCAAGACATCACTGATGCGCGTGATGATCGACTCTCTCTACCTGCAGACGCATGGCCGGTGGGCGGTGACGGATCGGGTCAACCTGGACGACATGCTGGTGTCGCGCCCAGGTGGCGTGGTACGGGTGGAAGGCGGGCTGGCGGATTCGATCATGCCGCTGGCGTCGCAGCCGACTTCGCCGATCGCCATCAACGGCATTCAGTACCTCGACTCGGTGAAGTACGAACGCACCGGGATGAATCCGTCAAGTGTTGGCGTAGACCAGAATGCGCTCAACCCGACGAACACAGCAACCGGGATAATCAGCCTGCAGAACGCGGCACAGGAACGCGTGTTGCTCATTGCTCGCGCCTTCGCTGAGATGGGCCTACGCGACCTGTTCGGCATCGCCCATGCGCTGACGCTCAAGCATGCGCGGCAGCAGGAGATCGTCAGGCTTCGCGGAAACTGGGTTCCGGTCGATCCGCGCCAGTGGCGCGAACGCAAGGATATGTCGATCAACGTCGGCTTGGGCACCGGCAACAAAGAGCAGCAGATGATGGTGTTGAACAACATCATCCAATACCAGATGCAACTGCTCCCGCTCGGCCTGGCAACGCCGTTGAACCTGTTCAACTCGCTGGCGAAGCTGACGCACAACGCCGGCTTCAAGACGCCCGAAGAATTCTGGAGCAACCCAAGCATGCAACCGCCGCAGCAACCGCCGGGACCGCCGCCGGAGATGCAGCTAGAGATGGCGAAGCTGGAAGACTCCAAGCAGCGCACCCAAGCAGAGATGGCAATGGAGCAGCAGAAGATCCAAGCACAGGCGCAGTCTGACGCGCAGAAGGCGCAGGTCGACGCGATGCTCAAGGAACAGCAACTGGCGCTCGATCGCTACAAGGCGGAGCTTGCGGCGCAGACGCAGAAGGAAATCGAGGTTATGAAGATGGCTTCGGACGCGGAACTGGAACGCATGCGCTTGGCGACGCAGCATCAACACGCCATGCACCAACTACAGGCCGGGCAGCAGCACGAGATCAAGGTTAACGGCACGAAGGACAACATTAACCAGCAGATGACGCAGGCGTTCCAGGCGATCATGCAGGCCATCGAGGCGTCGAAGACGGCGGCTATCGTTCCGGTACGCGACGCGGCCGGGCGCATCGTCGGCGGGCGCATTCAGACGGCAGGCGGCGAAGTGCGTGACGTGAGAATTCAGTGATGGGCGCAGCCGACCTCTATGGCGAAGTCTGGAAGCACCCGGAGTATCGCCATGTCGCACCGGGCGAGGCGCACGTCCTGCGCTTCCTGGAACTTGCCAAGCCGGATTCTCGGGTGTTGGACTTCGGCGCGGGGACGGGGCGCGCGGCGCAACTGATTGCAGACCTGTCCGGCGTTCCCGTTACCGGCATCGACTTCGCCGAAGGCTGCTACGACGCGGGGATCTCGGTCGACTTCCTGCGCCACGACCTGACGCAGACGCTGCCGCTCAAGGCGCATTACGGGTTCTGCACGGACGTACTCGAACACGTGGCGCCGGAGGACGTCGACCGCGTTTTGTTCAACGTGCTCGAATCGGCGCGTACCGTGTATCTGGCGATCAGCACCGTCCCTGATCACTTCGGGCCGGCGCTGATGGGCGAACCGCTGCACCTTACCGTGCAGCCGCATTCGTGGTGGCGCGCGAAGCTCGAAGCGCTGGAGTGCCGCATCCTGTGGGAAGCCGAGGAACCGGGCGTGGCGTGCTTCCTGGTGTCGGCGTGGGCCAAGGCGTCTGACATCGAAGCGAAGTCGGCGCTCAACTGCGAGGAGTCGCAGGTAGAGGAAAACATCCGGTGCAACCTCGCGCTCGGACTGCAGGAAGTCTGCCCGCACAAGGTGCAGGAACAGCCGATCATCGTCTTGGCCGGCGGGCCTAGTCTCTCCGACTTCGCGGACGAGATCCGCAGCCAAGCCGCGGCCGGCGTGCCTGTGGTCACGGTGAATGCCGCTTACGGGTGGGCACTAGATCAAGGCATCCTGCCGGCGGCGCAGGTGATGCTCGATGCGCGGGAGTTTAACCGGCGCTTCGTGGAGCGCGTCATCCCGACGTGCCGCTACCTGATGAGCAGCCAAGCGCACCATGCGACCGTGGCGGCGCTGCCGCGCGAACAGACGTGGCTATGGCACAGCGGGGACTCGGAGCTGGTCAAGCGGATGCACGAGCACCGGGCGATGGAAGCCGGGCGCGATCACGAGTGGTATCCCGTGTTCGGTGGTACTACCGTCATGCTGCGCGCGTTGCCGCTGCTGGCGATGTTGGGCTTCCGGAAGTTCGACATATACGGGTGGGACTCATGCCTGCGCGATGACGCACACCACGCCTACGCGCAGCCTGAGAACGACGGCGGGCGCGTGTTAGAGATCGAAGTAGGCGGGCGCTCGTTCCGCTGTAACGGATGGATGGCGGTGCAGGCGAACGAACTCCCGCGGGTTATCCGCTACGTGCTTGGGCCGATCGAAGGACTGGAGTTACGGGTTCACGGGGACGGGCTGATCGCCTGGATTTTGCAACATGGCGCCAACATGGCGACGAAAGGAAACTAGAGATGGCTGCGACTGCCTGGACGATCTACAACGAAGCGAAAAAGTACATGCTTACCGCCGACCTGGACCTTGATGCGGCGCTTATGCGGATCAAGATCGTCAAGGGCACGGCCGCGGCGAACGTGTCGGACTACACGCGCAGTACGTTCGCGTCGATTACCGGGGCGCCGAGCAACCTGAAGGCCCCTGCCATCAAGTCGCTCACCGGACTGCTGATCACGGCCGGCGCATCGGCGAAGGCGATCAAGTTCGACGCGACGGACCCGATTTTCACGGCTTCCGGTGGCGCTGCCACATCGGTCCAGTATGCCGTGATCGGCATCAGCGGAGGCAAGGCGCTCGCGTGGTGCAAGCTGTCCACGGCAGCGTTCCAGATCACTGCCGGAAACACGCTGACGATTCAACTCAACACATCGGGGATATTCACCCTTACAGGCGGGGTAACTCCGTGAGGCTGCTTGCGCTGGCAGCGTTATTGCCGCTCGCGGCGCAGGCCGGGCCGTTCCTCGTATCCGACCCGTACCCTGCTTCCGGCGCGCAGCCGGACTCGTGCAGCTACCAGGAGGGCACGGCCGCCGCGGTCGTGGTGCCCGTGGCCAAGGATGCGGCGGGCCTGCCGTACTGCCGCTTCGACCTGGCCGGCGTGACACGGGCCGCGCACAGCTACCAGGTGCGGGCGTTGAACGCATGGGGGCAATCCGATCCGGTCCCTTTCGCGTTCTCCGCTGCCGGTCCGGGCGCGGCGACTGGTTTGCGGGTGATCCCGTAAGGCGGCGCTGACGTGGATCTCTGGCTCAAGCAATGGTTGACCGCGCTGCGGCTGCGGCGCGCGTTTCGCAGCGTCGAGGAGGCGCTAAG